TAAATTCACCATTTACGATATTTCTTTTTTCAACCATTTGTATAAATAATCTCTCTCTTCGGCTCCACCGCTGAAATCTTTTGCAGCTAATGTTGCTTCTAGCTTAAGTTTATTCTTTTCTATTTTTATGGGATATAATTTATCAAAAATTTCTACTAGACCAGTTTTGTCAGAGTATACCTCAAGAGGGAAACTCCCAGATCCAATATGCAAAGTCGAAATTTTAATAATCTCATTTTCCATGTAAATAGTATATCACAGATACGCAAAAATGTTTTTATTATTGGCAACGATAAATACGCTAAGTTTTAAATTAGTTTGTTATTCTTATCTTTAGCGCACATTGTTATTAAGAAGTCTAACTTCGTAATAACAAACGACATAAAAATAAATATTTAATATGAGGAGTGGGTAGCGCTATATGTCTGAAGAAAAAGAAGTAAAGAATATTGAGTTTGAACTCAAAGCTGAAGGTGAATCCAAGGGTCAAGTAAAAGCTGTATTTTCAGTTTTCAACAGCCTTGACAGTGACGGTGATGTTGTATTACCAGATGCTGTAAAATCAGGTTTTAAATCAGGTGATGTACCTATGGTTTGGTCTCACAAATGGGATATGCCAATCGGCAAAGGTAAGATTGTAAAAGATAAAGACAAAGCTACTTTTGAGGGCAACTTCTTTATGGATACTGAATCAGGAAAAGAAGCATACAACCTTGTTAAAGGAATGGGAGATCTGCAACAATGGTCTTTCGGTTTTAGAGTAAATGATTCTGAGTATGGAAAATTTAAAAAAGACGCAAGTCAAGATGAACAAGATGTAAGATATCTCAAAGACTTGTCAGTTTATGAAGTCAGCCCAGTTTTAGTTGGTGCTAATCAAGAAACTTTTACGATGGCGATCAAGAGTGATAAAGAAACAGAAGAAAAACTAGTGCAATCTATATCCATATCTGAGGAAAATGATTCTGAAGTAAAGGAAGAAAAAGCTGCACTAGCAAAAGATACTTTTGATAATCCAGGTGAAGCAATGGAAAGATCTAAAGAACTTTCTTGTGCAATAGGTATGCATACGCATAAATTAGATGATGGCGAAGAAGTATTTATGCCATGTAAAACACATACCGAGTATGAAGCTACTTTGGAAAGCGCAAAAGGTCATACACCTCAACACACATCAATGCAAGCTTTAGGTCAAATAGCAGAAGATCTAAAACAGATTTTAAGCAACATGCCCAAAGATGAAAATGCAGAAATGCCAAGTTGGTGGGTTGACAAGCTTACAGATGTAGCGAAAGAAGTAAACGAAATAAGAGATTTACTACTTGATCCAAAAGCAAAAGCTGATGATCAAGAAAAGGTTTCAGAAAAGAGTGCCAGCGTGCAAGGCAAACGCTTTTCTGATGAGGTAAAAGATGTTCTTGCAGCATTAAATAACCTCGTTGCCAGAGTTCAATCTATAGGAGAACTCAGGAAAAAGAATGGTAGGAAGTTGGGAGCGTCAGCGACAGAGGCTCTCAGACAAGTTCAAGAAAGTGTCTCTGATGCTTTTGATGAACTAGATAAATTCGTAGACGAATTTGGAACGGAGGGTGCATTGGAAACCGATGTAGTAGAAGAAGCTGAAGCTCAACTTAATGTTGATGCAGAGGCAGAAGTAGAAGCTCCAGCGGAAGCTGAAGTTGAAATAGAGGAAACAGTTGCAGAAGTTCCTGTTGAGGAAACTCAAGAAGAACCAGAAGCAGTAGTTGAATCAGATCCAACTGAAGTAGAAGAGGGTGCTTTAGCAGAAGCTTTAATACAAGCTGAAGCTACAGAAGTCGAAGTTGACAATGAGCTTGACGATCTATGGTTAGACAGCCAACAGATTGTTACTGACTCAATATTAACCGACATAGAAATAGAAAACGAGAATATTTAGGAGAAACGAATGGAAATTAAAACAATTCGTGAGCAAATAGTTGCAAAGTCCGAAGAACTCAAAGGTCTCTTTACAGAGATTGAGGGTCAAGAAGGACCATCTACTCCAGAACAAAAGAATGCCGTCATTGACAGAAATGGCGAACTTTCTTCTTTAAGAGATGATCTTAAAGTAGCTGAAGCTAAGTCTAAACTAGACGCTTCAGGTGGAGCAGTTGCAAGTATCCCTACCCCATCAGGAAATGAAGCACCAGCTTCTTTCGGAGCAGAGGTACTCAAATCAGCAGCTTACAAAGCTTACACAGAAAACGGCGCTAAGAACATACAGTCAACAGTGCCATTTGAGTTAAAGACAAACTTAACAACTACAGGATATCCACCAGAGTCCTTGAGACAACCTGGAATGTTGGAAACAGCATTAAGAAATCCTGATTCAGTTATTAATTTGTTCGATCAAATACAAACTGATCAAAATGCATTCGTGTATCTTGAGGAAACTACTTTCACTAACAACTCAGCTGAAGCCGCAGAGGCAGCAGCAGTTGGTGAAGCAGCTCTCGCATTTACCGAAAGAACTGCAACAGTATCAAAACTAGGTGTTAATATCCCAGTTACTGATGAGTTGATGCAGGATGTTTCTGGTCTTGAGGGATACTTAAACTCACGACTACAAACAATGGTCAAATTAAGATTAGACGGTCAGCTAATAGCTGGCAATGGTACTTCACCAAACCTTGAAGGTATCTTAGATGCAGGAAAATCCAGTGTTGGAACAACTGCTTTCGGATCCTACGCAGGTGGTTTGGGAAGAATTGGTGCTATCTATGGAGCGATCACATCTATTAGAGTGAACGCTTTCACAGAACCAGATGCAATAGTTATTCATCCAAATGATTGGGCGCAAATCGTCCTTCAATTAGATGCTGACTTTGCTGGTACAGCAGCTGAGGGATACACTGCGAAATCACCTGTATTTATGAGTGCAGGCGGATTTGGTGGCGGTGTCGCTAACCAACTTTGGGGATTGAAAGTTGTTCCATCAACAGCAATCGCTGAAGGTACTATCTTAGTTGGTAAGTTCGGTGGCGGAGAAGCAGCACATGTCGTAGTAAGACAAGGAATGGACATCGCAGTAAGTGATAGTCATGGTGATAACTTTACAAAGAATATCATGGTGATGAGAGCTACTATGAGAGTCGGTTTCCCTGTTTACAGGCAAGCAGCTTTCCACAAGATCACAAGCGCTTAATAGCGTTACGATTTCGAGTATGGGGGCTTTTAGCCCCCATATTTGTAGGAACAGGAGAAATAATGGGCTACGGTTATAACAAAAAACCTAAGAAAAAGAAAAAACCTAAAAGAACAAAAAAATAAGTTAGGATTAATTATTATGGACGAAAAATATATAAAACCAGAAAAAAGTATTTGGAAATTACAAGACGGAACAATCTTTGAAGGTGCTGTCTCAGAGCTTCCAAAAGCTAACGCTGATCTAATTGCAAAAGCAGGTTGGGAATACCCAGAGTCTTATTTAAAAGAACAAGGATGGGGATCTAAACCTAAAAAACAAGCTCCTGCAAAAAAGAAAGCAGCGCCAAAGAAAAAAGTAGAAACTAAAGCAGTTAAACCATCTGAAAATAAGTAAGGAGTTAAAATGGCTCTTTGTTCTTATTCTGATGTTGAAGCTATAGTCGGAATTGACTTTAGTTCTACAGTACAAACATCAATAACAAATAATTTTATTGCGTACTCTGATAGGGTAATTAAAACCTATATTGGGTACGACATAGAACAGTCAAATCAAACTGAAGTTCTTTTTGGAAATAACATGAGAGAGCTTAGTTTGAAACATCTACCAGTTAATTCTATTACCTCTGTAACTGAAGATGGCAATGTTTTATCAGAGGGAAATACTAATGAATATGTATTTCATGAAAATGGTCGACTAGAGAAAGTACTTGGCAGATGGTCAGGATCCAAACCTAAAAACATTACAATAGTTTACAATGCTGGTTACTCAACAATTCCTGAAGATATAAGGTTTACAAGTGCAAGGATTTCTGCCAGAATGGTCTTGTCGGCATTAAATTTAGGAAGCCAAGCCAAACCAGGTGCGGTTGACACACATTTATCCGACTCAACAGATGGGGCTGACATGTCAGTAGTATTACAAGAGCGAATTGGAGATTTAACAGTTCAATTTGCTGATCCTTTAGCTTATTTTGACGGCGATCTATTAAAGTCATCAGATAAGTTATTACTATCACCTTATAAGAAACAGGTCTTGGTGTAATGGATCTTGTATCCTACACATATCTCATCGGTTTTCTAAATTACCATGGTCTATTATCCGCTCACCTAAGCGAGTATGCGCGTAGCCGCGTATTTCAAGAAGAACTAGTTAACACTAAGTTTAGTGAAATTATAAAAGGTGAAACATGGAATACAAGGAAGAATCTTTAAGTAATCTCTTAAGATTACAAGAACTATGGTGGCAAGTAGACGCAAACTGTAACGACAAGGACGCTGATCTATTTTTCCCAAATCGTGGAGCTTCAACGAGAGAAGCTAAAAAAATTTGTTCTGAATGTACTGTTAAGGAACATTGTTTAGAGTATGCTATAGTGAACGCCGAAAAATTCGGCATCTGGGGTGGTCTTTCTGAAAGAGAACGCCGTAAGATAAGAAAAGAACGAGGACTTACGAGGAAAAGATCTAGTGCCTAGTAGAAAAATACCATCAGTAGAACAAGCATACGAACTCTTTAATGACGATCCTTGGCGACCATTATCTGAGTGGGCTGAAGAGTGGGATTGTTCTCATGAAAGAGTAAGGCAACTTAGAGAACAAGCAGGTTTTGATCCTATCTCTAAAATAGATAAAGGTATAGCAATGACTGTTGTTAACAGAATTCGTAATGGTGAATATTCACTTACAGTCCGTGAACTTTATAAAGATCTACCAATTGGCCTAGAAAAGTTTTTGACATGGATGAAAGAAGAACCATCTATTTACTTAGCTGTACTTGAAGCTCAACAATGGGTAGAGAAAGAATCTTGGAACCCACCATCAAAACAATGTGCCAAATGTGCAAATGTATTGGCACCTAAAAGTTTTAACAAAACACAAAAGTATAAAGACGGTCTTCAAAAAGTATGTAAGTACTGCATGAGTAACCCTTCTGAAAAATTGCAAAAAATTAAAGATAAGAAAAAAAAATTACAAGAACTTAAGAACAAGCTAGATAACTGATTTCACAAATTTTTCTACTAAAGTATTAGTATGTCCTACGATTATCAAGCATATTTAAAAGAAGATATAAGCGTTCAAACAATGTCAACAAGTAGTGTTGATGATAGAGGTTTATATAATTCTAATTGGAACACTAGTAGTACCGTTAAAGGTCGTCTAGCTTCTCGTAGTGATTTAGAACAAGAAGGCGAAACTGATCTACAAGTAGGTGAATTCTTTTTATACATACCAGGTAGTACAGTTATTAAAACATCAGATAGAGTTGCTAAGGGATCAGAATATTTTGAAATAATAGGAATAGAAGAAATAAAAGACAGGTACGGAACAGTACCAATTAAAAGACTTAGTCTGAGAAAGAGTTTCTAGTGGCTGCTTCAGTAGGAAATAAATTTAGAAGCATTCTTTACAGTTCTTCTGCTAAAACATTTGCTACAGGTGACTTAATTTCTTTAGACATAATGAAGTCACCAGCCAATGCTATTCGTCAACCAGCTTTAGCAACAGCAAAAGTTCTAGGTGACATAAGATCAGTTAGACCAGATGGTCAGGGTTTACCTATGAGACTTAGAAGAAGAGTCTCAGGTAGGATTGCAGGTAGAATGGGTCACATCCTAGTTCCACAGGGCATGGGTTTTGCTTCTCGTTTGATGAACAAATACTACGGTAGATTCTTAACTAAAAAGTTAAACAATTATTTTAATCAAAAAGTAACTTACACATTAAAACTAGACGGCAACAAAATGACTCAAACAACAAAAGCACAATTAGCAAAAAATATTAATAGAAATATAAAAACACAAAGCATGAAAGGTAAGCAAGATTTAAAAGATATGGGTGTTAACTTAGAACATTTTAACCCACAAGAAATACTTACTAAAATACAAAGACAAATGATGGGTGCCTCTGGAAGTACAGGTGTTCCAATAGTTACTGGTAATTTAAGAGATTCCATAGTAAGTAGAGGATTTAAGTTTTATGGAAGTCAAGAAGCCATAATTGAGGGTAATCTGACTATAGGTGGTTCCAAAGGTTCCGAGATAGGTGGTAAAGCAGATAAAGCACCATATTGGTGGAAAACTGTTTATGGTGGTTATTATGACTTTGCACCAGATAGATTTGTACCTCCAAGAAATTTTGCTTGGTTTGGTCTTTCTGTTGCTAAAGGATTGTCACTAGTACCAGCTCTTAAAGGTAAAAAAATATTTGTGGACAATGGAAATTTCTCACAAGTTATGACTGTTGCTAAGGGTGCTATGAAATATCACAACTTACAACCACCAAGACCTCCGAATGGTTCATTTGAAATAAGTGCTGAGAATAAATTAGAAAGTGACGGTGAATAACAATGACAGGTTTAGCAAGTAATAGTAACCTACCACCTGATCCTGAAATCATAGCGAGGGCATGGTGTTTAGAGAAAACTCCTATAACAGATGTAGTGGGTACAAGAATAGCAACAAGATTACCTCAAAATCCGACTTTACCATTTTTAGTAATTACCAACGGTGGAGGTAATTTATTAGATCCAAGTTCACAAGCAGCTATTAGTCAACAGTCAATGATTTTTAATTGCTATGCAGGAAGATGGGGTGGATCTGGATCTAAAGGTGAACCTGATTACACTACAGCAAGTAATTTAGCTCAAGTAGTTTTTAAGGAACTCTTTATAGAATCTAACGAAAAAGTTACAACTGCTAGCGGTGTAAATGGTTGGATTTATGGTTTTGAAATACAAACAACGCCTACGCGAGTAGAGGAAGCTGAGACTATGGTTGCTAACTTTGAAGTAGTAGCTCTTATGACTTACAGAGCTTCTGGTTAGTCACTGAATAACACTAATTTGCAAAATAATCATCTAATATTACCCTTGAGGTAATTTATGAAAATAAAAGTTAAAGTTAATCCTAATTATCCAGCTGACGCAGTTGGCGATGAGATATTGGGCTTAACCTTTACCAAAAATGAATGGACGGAAGTTAATGGGACTGACTGGAAAAGACTCAAAGAATCAACTGGTCGTATGTGGAACGGTGAGCTATCTATACCAATGCTTATCGAACAAGGATCAGAGTGGGAGATCAAACCAGTCATTCAGACCAATATTGAGGAAGACAATTCCACAATATATGGCGATGAGGAAGCTGACGACTCTTCGAAAGACTGGTATAAGTCGGAAGAAGAATAGCTGATCAAAATGATTAGTTGTACAACTAATAATAAGTAAGTTAGGAGAAATATATGCCAACGACATATAATACAGCAGGTACAGTTTCGGATGTGCTTATCGGCACAGGCGTACTGTATGTGGCTGCAAAAGGCACCAGCTTTCCTGGTAACACAGGATCTGACTGGGAAGACAACCCAAGCGGTTGGACTGATGTTGGTTTCTCAGAAGACGGCTGGACTTTAGAGTATGATAAAACTTTCGAAGATATCATGGTTGCAGAAGAAATTGATCCAATAAAATCAGTTAAATCTGCACAAGAGATCAGATTAACTGGTACTCTTGCACAAGCAAGTTTAGCTAATATTAAAGAAGCCTTTGGAGGTGGAACGATCGAACAAGATCAAACCACTAACTTTGCAGCTGGTTTTGACACATTAGTGCCACCATCAACTGATGGCTTCGTAGAGAAATCACTATTACTAGTAACTGAAGGACCAGGAGGTTCAATCAGACACCTAGAAATTCCTAGAGCTATAAATGTTGGAGCTTTCTCTATGGCGCAACAAAAAGCACCTCAAAAAGTGCTTCTTGCCACAGAGTTTAAGATCCTTGCCCCTGATAGTGTTGCTACATCTGTAGGAACAACAGGCGGTAAAAAGAACATTTTTAGAATTGTTGATAACACTAATGCAACAACAGAAGGAAGTGTAAACTAAATTAACTCATAACGATCGGAGGAATAATAATGAGTAAACGATTTAAAGATTTTGATGCTGCACAGGACTCAAAAAACCCTGAGCCAATCAAGATAAAAGTAAGCGGAAATGAATATGAGTTTCCATCATTTTTATCAGCGTCAGTTGTTTTAGAACAACTAACATGGATTGGGGACGATGGTGCTGTTGCAGCTTCGAATCTTCCAAGATGGTTTGTAACCGTTTTCGGAAAAGAAAACTATAACAAAATTTCAAAAGATGTCCCTTTTCAAAAGCTACAAGAAATATCACAATGGCTTATGGAACAGTATGGACTTTCTGATACAAATCAAGAATTAGCAGGCGGACTGACTGAGGATGATGGTGATACCCCAAAATAACTTTTAAGGTCACCGATGTCGTTGAGCGGTGGTCTTATGTAGAGTCCGACTTCAACAAAATATATAATATTATTGAACCTCTTGATCTTGAATGGCGCAAATTTTATAGATTACTGAGTACAATGCCTATAGAGAGTTCTTTATTTTTCGCTCCTTATTCAAATGAATATGCGGAGCAACAAGAAGGTCTATCCGAAAAATCAGATGATCGAAATTGGTATAAAGAAGAACTTGATACAAAGATGGGCAGAAAGCCTAAAGAAAGAACTGCCACATCTATAGAAGAATTAATGCAAGACCAGAATAGATACGGTATAGGCAAGGAGTAAAATGGCTTTTGGTAATCCTTTACAAGGTGTAGTAAAGTTAATGATCGGCGCTTCGCCTGATCTATCTCAACTCAAAATAGATGCTGATAAAGGTGTAGGTGAGGCTGCAAATCAAATAAAAAAGATGACAGCAATGCATGCTTCAGTAGCAGCAGGTGCTTTGATAGGTATGGGTACTATTTCGATAGGTCTTATAAAAGCAGCACAGTCTGCTATAGCTTTTGAAGAATCTTTTGCTGGTATCAGGAAAACTGTTGAAGCTTCTGACGCAGAATTTGGTAGATTAGCAAGTCAAATAAAACAATTAAGCACCATTATACCAGTAAGTACAGACGAATTAAATAGAATTGGTGAATTAGGTGGTCAGTTAGGTATAGCTACTCAAAATCTTCCTGAGTTTATTAAAACAGTTTCTACACTTGCAACGACAACTAACTTAACTGTTGATAATGCTGCACTTGGTCTTGCTAGATTAGATGCTATAGCTCAAACAAATGGTCAAACTTTTGAAAATATGTCTTCTGTAATAGTTGATCTTGGTAACAACTTCGCAGCTACTGAATCAGAGATTATGACTACAGTATTAAGAATTGCTCAGGCTGCAGCCCAGGTTGGCGCAACAACAGAAGACGCACTAGCCTTTGCTGCTGCTTTACAAGCTATTGGTGTACCAGCTCAAGCTGGTGGTACAGCTGTAGCTCGTGTATTCCAAGCAATTAATGAAGCTGTTATAACAGGCGGAGAAAGTTTAGAAAAATTTGCCACAATAGCAGAAGCCTCTGGTAGAGTTACAGCAGATAATTTTGCAGATTCTTTTGGAGATGATCCAGCTATGGCTGTTGTTTCATTTATTGAAGGCTTAAATGAACTTAATAAAGAAGGTGTAAATATAATTCAGTTTTTAGATGATTTAGATCTAAAACAAAGAAGAACAATGCTTTCTATATTAGGTCTTGCAGAAGCAGAAGGCGTTTTGGCGGATGCTGTAATGACATCAAGGAACGCTTTTGAAGAAAACAATGCTGCTCTTGAAGAAGCTGTAAAAAGATATACGACTACAGCTTCACAGATACAAATAACAAAAAATACTTTTAATGAATTAGGTATTCAAGTTGGTGAGAATCTTATACCAGCATTTAGAGGAATATTAGATACAGTTCAAGAAACAATACTTGCTTTTTCTGAAAGTGAAAAAGTAGGAAGAACATTAGGACAAATGATGGTAGGGCTTGGTGTGATAGCAGCTGCAACAACTGTAAGAATAATGCAACTTAATGGTGTTTTGACTACTTTAAAAGGACACCCTGTTATTCTCGGTATTACAGCTATAACTACACTATTTACGGCATTCGCAGTATCAGTAGCAAAATCAGAAGGTGAAATTATACAGCTTCGCAGAAACTTAGATGCGTTTTCTCAAGATGGTAAAATAACTGAAAATACTATAAAAGCTATATTAGACACAACACTAGAGTTTGACAAAGTACTATCTGGTTTAAGTTTTGAAGATCGTTTCAATACTGAAAATATGATAGCTGAAGCTATTGTTGGTGGACCTAGTGAACAAAAAGCTCTTATTGAACATCTCAATACTGTAATTGAATCAAATCAAATAATACTTGATCAAAATAGAATATATGGGGATCAAGAAGGGGTCATGCAAGCAGCAGTTGCAATAAAAAGTGCTAAAGATGTTCTAGGAATTATGGAAGAAATCAATCTTGGTATAATTGATAGGGAAAAATTACAACACGAAAATCTTAGAACGCAAGCTATGGAAGAATTAGGTATTAAAAGACTTGCTGAGACAGGCACTAGAGCTAGAGCTATGCAGGAACAATCAATTATTATGTTTATGCAGCATCAAAAAGCTGTAGAAGCTGACAAAGAAGCAATGACTGCATTAAGTGAAGAAATGACAGGCTTAAAATCCATGTTTGAAGCAATCGACGAAGCTGTAGTAGATTCTACTGAAAGTTTTATTAGAAGTTTTCAAGCCTTACCTAACGCTGTAATAATGTCTGCTGATGCAATGGTAGAAAACTTTAGAGCAAGGTTCTTGCTTACAGAGATTTTTAAAGCGCAAATTGAAGAACTTAAAGTATTAGGTAATGATGATCTAGCACTTTTCTTCTCACAACTAGGTCCTGAAGTAGCACCAAATTTAGCTAACTTACTTGCAAGCCCTGAAGCTATGGCAGAATTAGAAGCAGGCTTAGAAGCTACCGAAAATACAATGGTTGAAGGTCTTAAAGATAGTTCAACAAGAATTGCTGAAATATTAGGAAACGAATTTGGTTTAAGAGGCAAAGAATCTGGTATCGCATATATGGATGGGTTAACAGAAGGTTTTAAATCTGGTGCGCCAGAAACAGAGGGCGAGCTTTCTAAGAAATTAGAGGGTATAGCTAAAATAGCTGAAATAGTATTTGACACTGGATCACCATCTAGGAGAATGAAAAAACTTGGTAACTTCATCATGCTTGGTTTCACTCAAGGTATTCAGCAAGGTTATCCGAGTTTAGAAAGAGAATTCGAAGGACAAATGATCGATCTTGTAGATATGATAGAAAGTAGTGTCAATGACGCAGTTTCAGCTATCTCAGGATCTTTTGGTGATCAGTTCGGTGCTTTTGGTTCTATGAATAATATTACCAAAATGAATAAAGATTTAAATAAATTGTTAGCAGAACAAACAAAACTGTACCAAGGTAATACAGCAGCTCAAACTAAAGCAATCTTTGAAGCTCAGGAAAGAGTGGATTTTCTTACTTTGGCTGTGTCAGAGGGTACAGCTCCTTTATTTGAATTACAAATCGCAGAAGAGGAACTTGCAAAAGCTAAGAGAGCTAATGCTGATGAGCAAATAAAAGTTGCTGAAGATATAGAGTCAATACAAACCAGGATAGCTTCAGGAACATTTAGTGCCGCTAAAGACGGATTTGGACTATTACAAGCAGGACCTGAAGCTGTAGCTCAATTTGAAGAAGTAGCAAGAGTATTAGGAATTGATGAAAAACTAATAAGTAAGATTACTACTAAGTCTTCAGAGCTTGCAAATACTTTAGGAACAGACTTTGCTGGTGTGATTAATGATATTTCCCAAGAATATTTTGATTTTAACCTAAAAGTAGAACAAGAAAAAATTACTTTGAATCTTGACACTACTGACGCAACTATGAGTATGATGGAATGGCTGGAATGGTACACCTCTACTATAAATAGTACCAACAATGCTGTAAGCCCATCAGTCGGTACTGGTCAAAACGAATTTACAATACCAATGATGGCAGGTGGTGGAAGAATACCTATGTATGCTAAAGGTGGAACTCTTGGTTCTGGATACGGAATAGTTGGGGAAGCAGGACCAGAATTAATTAGAGCAATACCTGGTGGTGGTGTGGATATTACACCAATAGGTTCTAAGAGTGCGTCTAGTATTAATATTAGTAATCTAAATGTAAATGTTACTGGTGTTCCATCTGATCCAATGCAAGCAAGAAAAGCAGCTATTGCTATAAAGAAAGAACTTTCAAGATTAGATAAAGAAGGACATATAGGAACAGGTATCAGAGGTAGATAGTGATAAAGAAGATAAAAGATAATATAGGTTTAGTTGCAACAGCAATAGCTCTTATGGGATCTGTTGGTGCAGGAGTGCAATCAGTCGGACAAATAGTTAATACACTTCAAGGTATTGATGAAAGAATGGTTGGAATAGAAATAGAGTTTGAACAACTCAAACAAGACACAATGGTTTCAAATGATATTGCAGTTCTTTATGAAAAAATATTTGCGTTAGAAATGGCGGCACAAAATGTAGGCAGGTTTACTGAGGAAATGGCTACCTTACAAGCTAACTTATATAACTTAGAGCAACAGGTTAGAGAAGGTGGTTTTGATTTAGACAGATATTACTTATTAGAGAAGTGGGAGTATCAAGAACTTAATGATTCAATAACTAGGATGGAAACACAAGTACAAAGTGTCAACAATAATATGTGGGAACTTAACGATTTAAAAACTAGATTAGCTTATTTAGAAGCAGTTGGTCATGGACATTAAATGATAGGAAACAAAGAAAAACATTACCTAAAATCTTGTAAATCAGATTTTAAATGTGGTAATTATTTTTATGGACCTAAATATCAATACTGTGAAAAATGTAGAGCAAAGGATATGTGCTAATGGCTAATACTCATCAAGTTACTATAGGACATCTTAGTTTTACATCACCGGGTAGTATAAGTTATAGTTCTGGTGGAGATGGAAGAAGATATAGTATAAGCGGAACTCTTGCGCATACCGATTCAAATTCATTAGATTTGACACAAAACCTATACATTAGAGATGAACTAATGTCTATGGCTTCTTACGACCATGTTTATCCTTTCACATATACAGGTGAAACAACTATGTCTGGATATGTCAAAGTAGAAACTTCAGATGTTACAGTAGAGAGATTTGGTGGAGCCGGAATGAAATATAATATATCATTAGAATGGCTAGGAAATCCTGGTGAAATAAGGTTTGAATCACAATTTTCTGGAGCTTTGTTAGATAATAATCATAGCGTCACTACATCGGATTCACAATTTTTTGTTGCTCCTTCTGGGGCTTATTCGGTACATATTCCATCAGTAGGAACAGGAACAGCTCCTGCTTTAGAAACAAGAAGTGCTAGTTACAGTACAGGTTCTGTAGATTTAAAATTTTTTAGCGGTTCAAATTTAAGAAGTAATAATATTGAATTTGAGTGTAATCCAGAAGATTATCTCAAAGGTGCAGTAAAGATAAGCACCAATGGAAAAGTAAGAAATGGTTTATACAGTCCAAATACTAATGTTGACCAAACTATTATTGAAAACGGACTAATTAAAATAGCTCTAACAAACAGTAATATAAAGTCTAGATTTACTACTTCTTTATGGGATACAGATGGATGGAGAAGCGAAAAAGAATATTTTGTTGCGAAAGGTAGTTCCAAAACAGAGTGGGATGGATGGAACACAGTCACTATAATAAAAAATTATCCAGAGTGTGCAACTGTTAGATTTACTTCACAAGCAAATACAGATGGTAGCGGAAGACTAGTGTTTGATGTTTCTTTAAGAAGAGGCTCAAGATTTTTTAGTCTTGTAGTAAGTTCTTATGGAACAGCCGACGAAATACACATACAAAGAACTACAGCAGAAGCAGCGACTTCTGGTACTGGTTACATTAAATCTTCTAGTAACGACTCTGAGGGTAATCACTATATACTGGGTTCTCCAAACACACATAGCACAGATACAACTAATGGAGGTATCAACCTTACTGCTACACAAATGAAGGCTTTTGTTGGTTATATATTTGACGGCACATCTGCTGCCGGTCAAAACACAGCTGATAATATGAGAGACTCATATTTAGACTTTGTTTATGAGTATGTAAGGACAATCAGAGCATGAGCGTAAATGAAAAGCTTATGGCTCCCGGCACATTCAGTGTCAATCTAAACATTAAATCAACACCGAACTCAGTTATAAACTCTATAATACCTTGGGGAAATATAGTTTTAACACCAACAAGAATAAACCCAACAGAATTTACTGATGCTCAAATTAGAGATATGGCTAGATATGTAGGAATAGTGCAATCTCAAACAATAGGCGAAGAAAGCATAGAAGTTGAGGGTATGGGTATTCTTGGATATTTAGGTGATACTGACTCAAGAGGAATGGTACTTGCAAGAAATGCTGGTGTTGGTGCTGTAAGAAGTTATTCTACAGATACTCTTAGTGATGTTATTGATAGAACAAATTCCACACCATACGGAATATTAAGAGATGAATCTGCTGCACAAAGAGCAGTAAGAAAAGGTACAGTTACAGAAGTAACTTATGATGATACAGTATTGCTTTTTAATTTTGAAGGAAGTAACGGAGATACAACTACTACAGATGCTTCTGCTTTTACATCTAATCAAGTAATTACTTTTAATGCTACAGCTGATATATCAACCGACCAAGAAAAATTTGGTAATACAAGTCTTCACTTGACGACAGATGGATATGTTTTAGTTGCGGATAGACCAGAATTAGATTTAACTTACCACGATTTTACAATTGAGTGGTGGGAATACAGAACATCTACAAGTGGAAATCCTACTGTTGCAGTTAGAAATAATAATACATTTTCACCGTGGATAGTTGGTAAAGCCGTATCTGGAAGAAACAGGGCATACATAACGCATGATGGTTCTACCTATACTGCTTCAGAAGGTCTAGATATAGATATGGGAACTATTAATACAAACCAATGGAATCACTTTGCCTTAGTTAGAAAAGGTAATAATTTTAGAACTTTTAAAAATGGAGCTATACAAAGCACAGAGTCACGACCAGATTTATTTTTAAGAGTTAGTTCAGATTCTTTACAAATTGGTAAAGGGCAAAATGGTAATTTCTTCGAAGGATATATAGACGCATTTAGAATAGTTAGAGGAACTGCATTATATTATAACGCTTTTACTCCAGATAGTTCAGCACCTACTGCAACTACAGCAAATAAAACATACACAGGTAAACACTATATGGAATCAGCTTATAAAACCATAAAGACTGTATGCACAACTGTTAATGCAGAGTTTAAAATGAATAACAATGGAACAATAGATGTTGGTCCGCCTAGTTCTTTATTTACTGGACATAAGAATCAAACTCCGACAGGGATAATAGTAAGAAGATTGTCTGGTCCAGACCCAGAGATAACAGGTTATTCTGGTGTAGATTTAACTACAGAGTTTAATGCAGAAGATTTTGTAAGTCGTATTGAACTTATTGCCTCAAACTACGGTGCTGAGATAAATTTAGGACAAGCAGATGCTAAAGATATTCCGTATAAAGATTTGCATGGTAATACTTTAGAAAGAATTCAAATACTTTCAGAAAATGATATACCGGAGTCAATGCGTGATATAAGAGCAGAAGCATATCTTAATGAATATAATAAAATACAAAAAACTCTTAATGTAGGTTTAGAAAACTACGATGTTGCTGGTGATATTACTACTGGAGATATTATTTATGTTTACGACCCAGATGTTGGATTTGAAGATAACTCAACAGATGCAGCTTTGGAAAATAGAAGTAGATTTGAAATTACTTATCAAGGTCAAACATTACATCCTATAAAAATAAGAGTAATGGGATTATCATTTCCTGTTACAGATACAATGGGTGTTTTTTATAGAAACGCTGATGGTAATTACACTGATTTAACAGATTATGTAGATTTTGAAGTAGGTACTACACAGATAGAAGTAGGAACAACAAAAAAACAAATTAATCAAGACCTAAGAGGTTCAGCTTCTGTTATAGCTGTAGGAGGAGCTAATGAGTTTACAGTTCCAGATGCTCCTACAAGTTTTGCCTCTGCCGTAGGAACTTATCAAGATGGTAGTGGTCGCCCCTTTGCATTTGCAAGATTAACTTGGAATGAACCTACCAATACAGATGGTTCAAGAATAATTGACGGGAATATGTATCGTGTTAGATATAGACAGGTAACTGATGTTGATGGAAACAACCTTATAGATAGTAATGATAATCAAGTTACTGATTACGAATATTTAACAGTCGAGTTTGGTACTAACGCAGTAGTTATAAAAGGTTTAGGAACAAACAATAGTTACGAGTTTGGTGTTGCAGCTATTGATAACTCTGGGTTTTCTGGTGGGTTTGCAAATATTACTTCAACACAAATGCCTAACGATTCTATTGCTCCACCCGAGCCTACAGCTCCAACAGGTTCTTTTGGTTCTATAGCTTCAAGTGCAGCTTTAGTTCAAATACAACATAAGCTAGGTGCTGCTAAAACAGTTGCCGGCGCAGCAATATCAAGTCCATCAAACTTTACTTTACCAAGAGATATAGACCATTTAAATGTTTACAGAGGTACATCTTCTGGATTTACAATAGCTGCTACTAATTTTGTTGGAGAGATACAAGCACGAGCTGGACATATTGATGGAAGCATAACTGCTATAGGTTCTTTTCAAAATACAACACAAGGAACTGCTTTTTATAAACTTACAGCTGTTGATGTTGCTGGTAACGAATCTACACCTTCTACCGCAGGACAAGTTACAGAACAATTAATTGATACTGCATTTATAAATGATGCCTCTATCACAACTGCTAAAGTTGGAAATGCACAAATAACAAACGCAAAAATAGATACACTTACTGCTGCAAAAATAACTGGTGGAACAATAACTGGTAAAGAGATAATTATAGATACAAATACTTCAGATGCTTCAAATCCTGTAATAGGAACAATAAGAAGTGATAATTATGTATCTGGTTCTGCAGGTTGGGTTATAAAGTCTGACGGTACAGTAGAGTTCGAGGGCGGAGAGTTCCGTGGTACACTTAGAGCTGGGGAGATACATCTAGGATAATGGCAGCAGCAGACGGATTTCATGTAGATAGTAACGGAAACCTTTGGTTAGGTTCTAACCGAGAAACTTTCGATGCAACAACTCGTTCAGAGGCACCTTTTTATGTTTATGCTAACGGTAACATGGTTGCTAATTCTGGTACCTTTGCAGGTACATTATCTTCTGGAATTTCTATATCTGCTCCGGCAATAACTGGAGGAACTATATCCGGTACTAGTGGTACTTTTACTGGAAATATCTCTGGTGCTAGTGGTACTTTTACAGGTGATTTATCTGGTTCTGATATAACTGGTGGAACAGTAAATATTGGAAGCGGAACATTTACTGTTGCTTCATCTGGAGCTATGGTTGCAACCTCTGCAACTATTACAGGTGCAATAACAGGAATATCTGGTGCTATTGGTGGTATCTCAATTAACACTGGAGATATACAAGCAAACTATTCAGCAGGGAGTACTGGATTTAAAATAACTAGTAGTGGTGGTGCAGAGTTTAATGGACCAATATTAACATTTGGTAAAGTTGTAGGCTCACCATCGTCTACAAATTCAATTGAAATTGGTGATGCTAAATTGTATAATGCTGATATTAGCTCAACAAGCTCTTTAGTTTCAACAAAGTCATTTATCGTTACTCCTGATGGAGATGAAGATAATCCATCTCTTGCTATAGACGGACAACACGGAACATTGGGATTTTTTGTAGATGTACCTTTAAGTGGTGTATCAAGAATGCAGATAACAAATGGTGATAATAATGTTGCATCTTGGAGTACAGCAAATAGTGATTTTACAGTTAATGATAAGTTAGTTTTAGGTGGTTCAATTCAAGTAGGTGGTTCAACAGGTGGTAATAGTCAATACATTGGAAAAAATTCAAGCGGTACATTAGGTTTTCATACTTTACCTTCTGGTAATGACCACCCAGATAGCGACCATAGTTTTTCAGCTACTAACCACAACCACAATAGTGCTTACTACTCAGCTTCTGCTGGTTCAGTTCTTGCAGGTGCTTTGAGTTCCCATACAGGACATGCTACTTCTTTAAGTATAAATAGTAATGTTTCTAATAATAACTCTGGTGGTTTATTTGTAACAGCAGTATCTGGTTTAGGAATCACAAGAACAAATATTGCAGGTACGACAATGGACACTCAAAAAGTTCGTCCTAGACAAGACCAAGCATATGCACTTGGAGAGTCTGGAAGAAGATACACTGTAGGTTATTTTCAATTTGGTACAAGTACTTCTGATGAAAGACTAAAAGAAAACATAGAAGAATTAAATTTAGGTCTTGATTTTATTAATAAACTTCAGCCTAAGAAATACAATTGGACAACTGAAATAATTACAGATGATAACGGTGAAGAAATAATTAAAAGAGGCGACATAGCAAATATTGATATGTTTGGTTTTATGGCTCAAGATGTATTGGCAATTGATGATTTAAATGATGATGTTACTTATGGTATAGCTAGACACGACACTGAAGAAGATAGTTATGATTTATCATATGAGAATATGATTGCTCCTTTAGTAAAAGCGGTACAAGAACTCTCAGCTAAGAATGATGAGCTACAATCAAGAATAGAGGAACTGGAAGGATAATGGCTGAAGAAGTAAAAAAACCTAAACCTAAAAAACCTGTATTTGAATACAAAATATTAGGACACAGCGATAAATTAGGTCTTATTTTAGAAACTTTATTAGAGCTTGAAACTGCCTTATTTAGTCACAATATGAATATGTTAGATGAAAATCACTCTGAGTATTCACAATGGAAAGCTACTAATGATGAAATTGTAAATGAAATAAGTAGATTGAGATATGTATATGAAAGGATGGGCGGAGGCTGGGAGAACTTTGATGAGTTTGCAGAACCAGAGTACGATGAATACGGCGAGGAAGTATAATGACACAAACTAACAATGTTCATACTTCTACGGAAATGGCTACTTCGCAATCTTTTTCACATTCATTTCAAGGATTCCAAAATGCGAACTACACTACTAAGATACAATCGTTTCAAGATATTATGTATCTTGATGGTAAATCAATATTTTCCGACGGCGCACTATCTATAGGAACATCTTCAAACAACCCTGTATATTTAGGTGCTGACTCTACTGCTTATTTAAAAATAGAAACTGATGGAAAGATAAATTTTTTATCTGGAAAAATGTCTATCAACGGGAACACTGGTTCGGTAGGACAAGTTCTTAGAACTGATGGTAATGGAAACTTATCATGGGTAACTGTAGACTTTACACAGTATGCATTTTCAAACTTAGCTGTATCTGGACAAACAACAGTACAAGCTAACTCAACAAGTGATACACTAACTTTTGCAGCAGGTTCTGGAGTTGATATTACTACTTCCGGTTCTACTGTAACAATTGCCAGTTCTGCAACAGCACACAACGCATTTAAATTTATATCGGCTGCGACTGGTGCAGGTAGTGCTTCTGGTAATAATATTGAAGCAGATGCGCAAGGAGATACTCTTACTTTTGAGGCTGGTACTGGTATACAGTTGACTACAGACCCGAACAATGATAAATTAACTATCGCAGCGAGTCAAAGTGGAGAAACAAATCAGAATGCAATAACTTCTATAGGGGTATCTGGTCAATCAACATTATCTGCTGGACAAACAAGTGAAACAATTAGTTTTGAATCTGTTGTAGACAGAAATATTGTAGAGATTACAACAGATACTTCTACAAAAAAAGTTAACTTTAAAACTAAGTTACCGAGAACTTTAAGTATGAGTGGTAGAATACCAACAAGGCTCAGTGACGGTACATTATCTGGAATGCCAATAAATAACCACTTTGTAAATCAAACTGTATCAGGTGCGGTTGCAAGCGGTGGAGGTAATTCAATAGGTTTAAGTACAAGAGCTGTTGTTTGCAATAAGTCAAATGGAACTGTAAGCAAAGTACCAATGCCAGCTTCTAATAATAATGGTTTATTGTTTAAGTTAAGAGAATCAAATGGTTCTAGCACACAAGATTTTGAAGTAGATATGACAGAAAGCAATATATAAATGGCAGTAAAAACTCCAATTAGGTATGTATTTGATTCGAATGGTAATATAACCGAGTTTTCAGAATTTCAATCATCAGATTTTATAGGTATATCAGACGGTGGAACGGGAGCAATAACAGCTTCGGCTGCAAGAACTTCTCTAGGATTACAGATAGGTACAGATGTTCAAGCGTATGATGCAGAATTAGCAGCATTATCTGGACTTACTGCAACTGACTCTAATTTTATAGTAGGTAATGGAAGCACTTTTGTAACAGAATCCGGGGCAACAGTAAGAGACTCTCTAGGATTAGGAACATCTAATTCTGTACAATTTAGTACTATTCTTACATCAAACCTAACTATTAGTGGAGCTTCCTTAACATTAGAAGGCGCTACTAATAATTCATTTGAAACAACAATAGCTGTTACAGACCCGACAGCAGATAGAACAATAACTTTCCCAAATGCTACAGGAACAGTAGCACTTACAAGCGACATTTTAGCTGTAGATGTTGATATAGCAGGAGATAGTGGTACTGGTTCGGTAACCGATGCACAAACTCTTACAATAGCAGGTACTAGTAACGAGATAGAAACTACTGCTTCAAACCAAACTCTTACAATAGGATTACCTAACAATGTCACTATTGGTAATAATTTAACAGTCACAGGTAATTTAAATGTTCAAGGAACTCAAACAATATTAGAGACAGAAACTTTAACAGTAGATGATAATGTAATAGTTTTAAATTCCAATGCAACAGGTTCTGCTTCAGTAGATGCTGGTATAGAAATAGAAAGAGGAGACGACTCTAATGTAACCATTGTATGGGACGAAACAAATAATAGATGGACTGTTGGTTCAGAATCTTTTGTTGCTTCTACTTTTATAGGTAACTTAACCGGTAATGTTACAGGTACAGTTTCTTCTTTATCTGGATTAACAACAGATAATTTAACTGAAGGTTCTAGCAATCTATATATTACTGATGAGAGAGTAGACGATAGGGTAAACGCTTTAATTATAGGTGGCTCTGGTGTAGATACAGCTTACGATGATTCTGCTGGAACATTAACACTTACTGCAGATTTATCTGAAGTAACTACAGATTTAAACGAAAGAGTTGATGATAGGGTTTCTTCATTACTAGTAGATTCTGCTTCATCAGGGATAGATATATCTTATGATGATTCCAATAATCAGTTAACAATTAGTACAGATTTAGGAGAAATTACTGCAGACTTAAACGAGAGAGTTGATGACAGAGTAGATTCGCTACTTACAGCAGGTTCTAATGTCTCATTAACTTATGATGATTCTGCAGGTACTTTAACAATTGCATCTACTGATACAAATACTCAGCTTACTCAAGAACAAGTTGAAGATTTTGTTGATGGTGTAATTGTAGGAGGTACAAATGTTACAGCAACATATGATGACTCAGCAGGAACACTTACACTTGCTTCTACAGATACTAACACTCAATTAACACAGGAACAGGTAGAAGACTTTGTTGGTGGAATGCTTGATGGTACAGAAACATTAATAACTGTAGGTTATGATGACACTAACGGAAATATAGATTTTGTTGTTGATAACGATTTAGCTAATTATTCAAATACTAACTCTGCTTTTATTACTAAAACAGGTATTAGTGTTACTGATGCTGGTGGAGATGGAAGCTTAGCTTACAATAACTCTACTGGTGTTATTACATACACAGGCCCTTCACAAGCTGAAGTTCTTGCACATGTATCTGCTGGAACAGGAATTACAATATCTGGTGCTGGAGCTATAGCGACAACTATAACTCAATATGCAGATTCAGATGTTCAGTCTTACTTATCTGGAGGAACTGGTGTTACTTTATCTGGTTCTGGAGAATTTAGTATAGGACAGGCAGTTGCAACAAACAGCAATGTTCAGTTTAACAATCTTCAAGTAGATGGTGTACTAACTTCTAATGATATAACTTCTACAAATATTTCTATTGATGGAAATGCAACAATTACTGGTAACTTAACAGTCGAGGGTACCTCTACACAAGTTGATTCTACTACTGTAACCGTTGCCGACCCACTCTTTAAATATGCAAAAGACAATACAGGTAATTCTGTTGATATAGGTTTTTATGGTAAGTATGTACAATCTTCTACTACTAAGTATGCAGGTTTAGCTTGGGATGCAAGTACTTCTGATAAGTTTAGATTATTTCATGGCAATCAAACAGAACCTACTACTTCAGTAGATATTACTGGAACAGGTCATACAACTGGTACTTTAATTGCAAACCTAGAAG